CTTGAACTTCTCAACAGACCAACGACCATTGCTGTCAACGTCGAGGTCGAAAGTACCACCGGTTGCAACATTTGCCTGAGCACCAGGAACAGCAACGTTATAGATGGTTCTGATAACTTCGCGGTTAATCTCTGCCAGAATCTCAGTAGAGAGGATGTTGGCGAGTTCCGCTTCAGCATTCAGACCATGAATTGCTTTCAAGTCCTGAGCAAGTTCGAGTGAATACTCAGCTTTCAGAGCGCGTGACTTAGCAGTAACGGTGATTTTTTCAATCGAGAATGCCATCTCGTTGAATTGTCCGCCACCATCACCCAGGTCTTCTGCCTGAGCAGTTGTCATACCCTCACCTACGTTATAGGTGGTGGCATCGGCAGTAGCAGGGAAAGTACCGTCAAGAGCACCAGGATTAGTTCCCTGTTGGTTGGTAGTACCCAAACCAACGTTAATTCCAGTTGCTCCACTAGTCAGGTTGAAACCATTACTCTGACCAGAGAATGCAGAGTCTGCTTCGTTGTAGAATGCCTCTTCGCCGCCCTGAGTAGCATAGCGGGAGCGCATTGCGAAGATCAGTCCAGTAGGACCATTCATCGGTTGAACGCCTGCAAGGTCATAAGCGACCAGGTTGGGCATGGAACGTCTGATCAGGGAGATCAGAACGGGATCAAAATTACTGATTGCTCCAGTACCACCAGAAGTGGCGTTGGTTGGCGTTTCAGAAAGGAACTCTTGCTCCTCTTTGATCATTTTTTCTTGGTTCTCCAGAAGAACGGAGGTTACCATTCTCTTATGAGGATCTTTGATTTCTCCAAGACCATCATGGTTAAGAATTGGTGCCCACTTCTCCTGCAGTTGTTCGGAATTGAACATTTGCATTTGAATTTTACCTCTTAAATTTTTTTGTTTTGTTTGTTGTTAATAATTTAAAAACTCACTTTTTCGAAACTCTATTCAGAGTCTGAAGATATGACTCCATCAAACCAGATACTTCTGGTTGACTTCCGCCTTCTGCACCTTCAGAAATAGATTCTGAATGGTTTCTTTGTGCGCTGGAGTTAGTGGAGAAATAAGAATCTCTCAGTGTTTCCAGTTTTTCACGATAGTTAGATTCACTTTCAAACTCAACATTTTCAGCAAGAGAAGCGAGTTTTTCCTTTTGGGAGAGAGCAAGACCCTCTGACACATCCGCAAGGATTACATCGGCAACCGATTCTGACAATCTTTTATTTAAAGCAACGTTCTTGTTGATTTGCTCATTGAGTTTATCTTCCATTTCATCAAGTTTTTCTACCATACTATGAATTACATCATATTTTTCTTCAGGGATAGTTACATAATGATCTTCAAAAAGTCCTCTCATTCCAGAAAGGAATGATTCGGTCATTTCGGTCTTAAGACCGTGCTCAACTGCGAGTTGATTTTCAGACATCCACTCGTCAGCAACATACTCAAGGTAAGCGTCAGTGCGCTCAGAAAGTTCTGCCTTAACAGCAGCAACTTCTTCGACGAGAGCCTGTTCATATTCAGACTTCATCTCTTCTTTAATTTCTGCAATCTTAGTTCTAATTGCTGTCTCAAAGATAGTGCGTGCTTTTTCTTGGAATTCTTCAGAAAGTTCTTCGCCAGAAATCAAGGCATTAATATCTTCTTCGACATCAATTGTATCTTCTTCGACAATTGCCTCTTCAGATTCTTCAGTAGTTTCAGCAACAACTTCTTCTTCGGTGGTTTCTTCTTCAGAAACTACCTCTTCTTCAGTTGCTTCTTCTTCGGATACAATTTCTTGATCCTCTTCTACTTCAACTTCTGCTTCCTCCTCTTTCATGCCTTTAGCAGTTTCCGCAGGTTTTGCACCTTTGTTGACTACATCTCTAACTTGCTTAAGAGTTGCACCAGGAGTCTTCAGCTTATTGCTGTCGTCATCTGGTTTAGAGTTTTCTGGGGTTGGCCCACCTAGATCTTCATAAGTTGGAGGTGTACCACCTGTGGTCAACTTAGGCATTGGATCTCCAGGCGCAGCGTTTTTAGTTACTACGTTTTCCATTTCTTGTAAATTGCTACCAACGGACATTTGATTAGACATGATTGTATTAATCTATATTTATTTATAATTTAAAGATTTGAGAGGAAATTGTTCCATAACTGGAGTTTATGCTCCTCAAGAGTTTTTTGATCAACTAGAGTGTTGATTCTTTTTTGAGTGTTTTCTGCGAGTTGCTCACGAAGAATTCCACCTTCCCATACCCACTCTTTTCCTTCCATAATTCCCGAGACAAAAGCATCAGGGGCAGAGGGATCAGCAACGATGTCAGCAGCAGTTGCTAGCATGAAATCTTCACCCACAACTTTTACACCATTATTATCTTCTTTAATAGAACCAATTCCACGAGAAGAAACTCCAAGCATCACACCTTCATCAAGAAGTGACTTTGCAATCTTACCCATCGGTGTATCGAGAAGTTGTGCCTTACCTCTAAAATTGTTTCCTTCTTGAGTAAGAGAAACAATTTTATGGGAAACACGATCAAGGTTTACGGTGGGACCATCAGGATGACCAAGTTCGCCAAGAGCACGTCCCTTTGCAGTGAAGTTTTCATTGTATCTTTCAACTTCTTTTGCAAGAGTTGAAACAGGATACATTCTTCCATTGCGATTCTTGATCTCACCTTGAAGGAAGGTTCCTTCAATATACATTTTTTTATTAGATCCTTTGCCTTCAGTGACAAATTTTACGCTAGAAATTTCTTCCGTGATTAATTTCATCATGCTACCCCAGTAATTTGAACTTGTTGGACATACAATGCTGAGGCAGTTCCTTTTGCTGCCACTTGGAAGACATCTCTCAGTTCACCTTCACCATCGGTAATTGGTCCCACTTCACTAGTATCATGGGCAATAGTGATTCTTGTGCTGAAAAATCCAGGATCTCCGTTAGAATTATGACTAAAAGATCCATTAAGAACTGAAAGAACTGTCAGTCCTATTCCCGAAGTTCCGCCATTGGCACCAGCAGGAACAATTCCAGTTAGTTGAACTTTATCTCCAACTTCAAATGGACTTCCGCTTCCTGCGGGGAAATCAATCGTGGTAGTTGTTCCCGTTGTAACACCAACAACTTTTTGTGACTTTGGTCTACCTACACTTAATGTTACTGTTCCACCAGACTCGACATAGTAATCGGAATTTGCAGCAGCAGGATCAATTCCAACTGCTATATGTGCATCTCCGCCGACTACATGTACTCTTACAGTATCGGTAAAATGAGTCATAATACCTGATGATGCCGATGCCGTGGCAACAGCAAAAGATACTCCACTTCCTACCGGTTTATGTGCCATTATTCTTGATCCTCAGATGATGATTGGTCTTCAGGTTCTACTTCACTGAACATAGAAGTTGCAACCTCTGGTTTGAAATTATCAATCCTTTCAGTTGCCTTTGCAAACAAAATGTCTTTAATTTTGTCACTAACTTCTGCTGCTGACGAATCAACAGCAATCAAATCTACAAGTTCTTCCATAAAAATTAATATAAGTCCTATTCATTTATTTATATCTCGGCCTTTTTAGTATCCTTTTGCATTTCTGCATCAGTGACGCTGCCATCAATCTCTGGTTCCATTGGAACATCACCCATCAGTCCCATATCTTCACCTTCTGCGGGCAGAGGTTCTCCCGTGATGGGGTCAACCGCATTTGGATCAGGAATAATTCCATCCTTAATTTCTTGCTCAATTTGCTCATCAATTTCAATAATTTCTGCATCAGTTTGGCGAAGAATTTTTTTACGAACATATTCATTTGAATAAAATTTTCCGATGTAAGGTTCAATAGTTGCGAGCGTTCCTAGACGCTCATTCATCATTTCAGTTTCTTTTAATTCTGCAAACTGATTATCATAAAGAAAATCATATTGAATATGATCTCTAATTTCTTCCCAGTCTTCTGGAGTGATGATATTTTTAAGTATAAGTTGAGTCTTCAACATGTCATTAAACATGTTCGCAAAACGCTTCCTTAGACGACCAACAAACTTGGAGAACTTAAGTTCATCACGTAAAATTTCAGAAGAGCGACCAAGGTTAAATCCACCATCAGCAGCAATTCTGGATTCGGGAACACCAAGTGCTCTATAGAGTTTCTTCTGGAAGTATTCAATATCTGAGAGTTCTCCCAAATTCTGCCCACCAGGTAGGGTGGTGATCTCAGTTCCGCGACCACCTTCTCTACGAGGCAACCAAAAATCCTCCATCATGGACATAAATTTTTTGTCGTCACGGATCTCACCCGTGTTTGCATTATAAACCAGTTTATTTCTGTAGCGAGACATGACCTCTTTGAGGTATTGTTCTGCTTTTACTTTTGGAAGATTGCCAACATCAATATAAAAAATACGACGTTCTGGTGCTCTGGATAATCTGTAGATGACCAGAGAATCCTCAATCATTCTAAGTTGATTGAGTGCCTTAATTGCTTTATGAAGATAAGAAAGTACAGTTCCTTTATTGCGATCAACTAATCCTGAAGTAACATAAGTAACCGAATCTTTTGCTATTTTGACTCCTTTAGCACCACCACCTCCGGTTAGAGCATTTGATGGATAATTCGGTTTTGGCGTATAAACAAAATATTCTTCAATTTCGGGTGAAAGTGCTCTAGATGCATCTTCATCTCTATTTGATCTCAAAGTTACGGCAGAATTTTTATCGGGTTTTTTCTCCTGACGAACATACTTCATTTTCATTGGATCAATATATCTTAAATCTTTGATCCCTTCTTCTGGTTTCTTGACATCAATTACCTTTAAGTAATAGAGTCTTCCATCAACATACCAATTCCTAAAAATTTCATGGGACTTTGTATCAAAGTCCATTATTTCCTTAATTGTTTTAAATTCTTCTCTGATTGCCTTTTTTAATTTGTCACTGGCATTTAAATTTGTAAGTTCAATTTCAATTGGTGAGTCATACAAATCGCTCACGATCGCTTCATTAATTACATCTTCAATGGCACCATCCGCTTCCGGATGTAGTGCCATTTCTCGATACCTTTTTATTAACTCAGATTCGTTTCTGTAAGCACCTTCAATATCTACGTAGGAACCATAAAAACTGCTTGCGACAAAGTTATCAACCCCGTCCTCATTATTGGGAGGAACGGGGGAAACTATGGAAGCAGATTTTTTTTCTTTGTCCCCAATAGAAAATCCAAAAAGTCTGGCCATATTATAGTAATTTTACTCTGTTTTGACTATTTAGCCGATATCTTTACCTGATATCTTCACCACCAGCTGCTTGAGAAGTTCCTCTGTATGCTTCCCACCACTGAACTTGCATTTCTACTGTGAATTCTTCAATGGTGTCAGTCGTTTCATAACTTACATCAATCGTAGAAATATTAGTTGGGAAAATATCCCAGAACTTGTAGGATCTGAGAACAGACCCATCACGATCAAGTTGCTTGACCGTAGCATCTTTCTGATATGCTTCGGGATCTACGACACCAGTTCCATCAGACATTTTGTTAATGGTATTCATCCATTTTTCAAAAGCAGAGCGAAGAACGAAATCAGTGTCATTAATGACTGTGATAGTCCAAGTTTCAAATGTTCTGTCTCCGGCGATTTTTAAAATACGACCTCTGAACGGAACGTCAATTGGAGCAATAGTGGATGCTGGAAGAGCAGCTGCTTTTACAAGAAATCTTGCTTTCTGTAAAACATCATTTTCAATTGCAACAGCATCAGGGAATGCTAATTCAACTTCGAATAGATTGGGTCTTGCACCACCACCGGATAATCTACTTTTAAAATCACTAATTGTTCTTAACGGAGTGGTATTTTGTTGTTGGCGACTAGGCATTTTTCTTTAAACCTCGTTTTTTATTAAGTAGAATTAAACAGAACCAATAATTTCTTCAAATGCAACACCTGTTCTGGTTGCAACAAAGGTTAGACCGATGAAGTTGATAGAACGTGCTGGTTTGACATAGATGTCAGCAACAAACTCATTATTATCTATAATAGAAGCAGTGTTATTAGTCTCATCACAAACAACGACATAATCAGTAATTCCTCTCTTAGATTGAACATCGCGGAGGAATGGTTCAACAATATTTACAAAATTAGTTCTCGTGATTTCATCGTTGAATTCGAAGAGTTGATCTCTTGCTGCTGCTTCAATAGCATTCTCAATGAAGATAAACAGACGACGAACGTTAATTCTGTCGAATGCAGAAGATTTAGCAAGTGCTGTTTTATCACCAAAGAGAACAATTCCAGAACCAGCTTGGAAAATAACTGGATTAATTCTGTTGGAATACAGAACGTCTCTTTGTGCTTTAGATGGATTGTATGTTAGTTTAACCGCATTCAGGATTGCTCCTCTTGAAGTTCCTGCTGGTGAGAACCATGGGAATCCGTTAATGTCTGTTCTAACGCATGTTCCTGCA